TAGACCAACTGGCGGCCAGGGGTTGGTTCGAGGCATGGTGCCACGACGCCGAAGGGCGGCTGCGCTGGCACGACATCGTCAAGAACACCGTGGTCACGGTCGGCAAGAACCTGATCCTCGATCAGGCGCTGGCCGGCGCGGCCTACACCGCCGCCGAGTTCATGGGCCTGATCTCATCGGTGGGCTGGTCGGCGATCTCGGCGGCCGACACCATGCTCAGCCACGCGGGCTGGACGGAGGCGGGCACCACCAACGCGCCGACCTTCTCCGGCAACCGGGGTGGCTGCGCCTGGGCGGCGGCCTCGGCGGGCGTCAAGTCGCTCTCCACCAACCCGGCCTACGCGATCACCGCGACCGGGATCATCAAGGGCTGCTTCCTTGTCGGCGGCGGCGGCGCGACCAACGGCGTCATGAACACCGGCGGCACGCTGGTCAGCGCGGGCCTCTTCCAGGGCGGCGACCGCTCGGTCCTGGCCAACGACACGGTGACGGTCGGCTACAGCATGGGCATCTGAGATGACCGAGTGGACGGCGCACTGCGGCTGCAAGATCACGATGGACGACGGTGACGGCGAGCCCGTCGAGTTCGTCCAGCGCTGCGCGCAGCACCCGGCGCCCGCCACCGTGACTGACGTGTCGGGCGAGAACCGGGCGATGTCGCTGGCCAAGAAGGCGCTGGAGGATAGCGGCGTCGATCCCGAGACCATCACCTCGGAGGTCGATCCGGAGACGCGGATCGGGCGCGCGCGCGGCCCCGCAGGCGAGATCGCAGAGGCGCCGAAGCTCAGCCTCGCCGAGTACCTCGACGCCCATCCGCACGCTGCGGAGCGCTTCGCGAAGAAGGGCTGACCGATGGCGTGGAGCCCGCCCGGCTTCTCGATCCTGGGCAACAACGGCGGCGGTGCGCCGACCGCCGTCGCCGGGTACTTCAGCCAGTGCCTCGGCGGCAACGCCTACTGGTCGCAGTCCGACGAGACCATCGCGCGCTCGCTGATGCCGGTGAACGGCACGCTCTCGGGCTTGGCGACGCCGGGGCCGGCGGGCGCCTTCACCTTGCAGCTCCGCAAGAACCTCGCCAACGCGAACCAGAGCGTCACCCAGGCCGCGCTGATCTCGGGCGCGAGCGACGCCTGCGTGATCGGCGACCAGATCGACCTCGCCTGGACCGCCGCTGCGGCAGCGACGGTGCCGCGCACCCAGATGACGTTCCAGGGCGCGGCGCAGCACGGGGCGATCTGGGGCTCGACGCCGTACAACAACGCCAAAGGCACGATCCCCGCCAACAACAGCGCCTTCCTGACGTTCGTGGGCTACGACAACGCTTTGCCGGGAAGCTCGACGTACATCGCGCGCTCGACGGTGCAGATCGGCGTCGCGGGCCTGCTCCAGGGGCTGTCGCACAACACCGGCCCGACGAACACGACGACGAGCGCCACGTCGCTGCTGATCTACCAGAACGGGGCGAGCGTCGCGAACTCGGGGCCGACCATCGGGGCGGGCCTGACCGGCCTCTTTCAGGACACCACGCACCAGACGCCGGTGGCGGTCGGCGACCTCGTCTGCGCCTACACCTTTGCCACCGGCGGCGGCCTCGGCTTCGCGGCGACCACGGTCGGCTTCGTCAACCCGAACGCGCCCTCGAACGACATCTTCTTCGGGATCACCACAAGCCTCGGCGCGGGCGCCACCTCCTACTTCCCGCTGGTGGGCGGCGGCCAGTACGGCGGGACCCCGACCGAAGCGCCCGTGCAGACCGTCCACGGCTTCGCGGTCACCATGTCGGGCCTCCGTCTGAGCGTCGAGACCAGCGCCACCACCGGGGTCTCGACCATCGCGTCGCGCAAGAACGGAGCGGCCGGCAACCAGAGCGCCAGTATCGGCGCCGGGCTCACCGGCTGGTTCAAGGACACCACCAATCAGGACATCTACGTCGCAGCCGACAAGGCCAACTACCAGACGGTGATCGCGGCTGGCGGCATGTCGAGCGTCGTCTACATCGGGTCCACCGAGACCGCGCCGAACCCGGCCACGTCGCCGAGCTACTCGCTGATCGCGGTGGCGACGACCGGGAGCATCAGCGGCCAAGCGGGCAATTTCTCGGGCTTCGCCAGCGAAGCCGCCTCCATCGGCAGCAACGCGACGGAGTCCAACCTCGCCTACCCCTGGCCCGCCGCTGGCACGATCCAGGGGCTCACCTCGGCCGCGCCTGGGCCGGGCGCCAGCGGGACCTGGGGCCTGCAATTCCGCAAGAACGGCGCCAACGGCAACCAGTCGATCAGCAACAGCGCGACGAGCGATCTCCACGGCGACCTCGTCGCGCCGGGCGACCTCATCGACCTTCAGTGGACCGCCAGCACGGCGGGCTACACGCTGGCGGCCCAGGCGATCTTCGCGCCGAGCGGCCCAGGCCACTTCACCAACTACGCCGCGCAGCACAGCGGCGGTGGCGTCACCCTGAACGGCGGGGCCACGATCTTCCCCCGCCTCTGGGGGAACCCTGGCGCGCAGACGGTCGAGTCGGGGGCGCAAGTCCCGGTCAATACGCCGGGGACCGTCTCGGGCATGTCGGTGATCTTCCCGACGAACACCGCGATTGCGACGACGACTATCTACTTCCGCAAGAACGGCGCGAACAGCGCGATTGGCTTCACCGTCGCGGCGGGCCTGACCGGGCTCTTCAGGGACACGACGCAGACCGACACCATCGCGGCGGGCGACCTGATCTGCGGTGAGATGCTCATCCCGAGCGCTGGCGGCGCGGTGACCTGTACCTGCATCGGCGTCGCGTTCCAGTCGAACGACGGGCGCTCCCAGGACTACTTCACGGGCGGTGGCGGCGCGCAGACGGCGGCGCAGTACCTGCGCTTCATCGGCGCGGTGCCGGTCACGCCGGGCGGGGCCGAGCCGCCGACCCAGGCCACCTTCGGCTTTGCGGTGACGCTGTCGCGGGCGACGGCGGCGGTCAGCCCGAACCCCTCGACCACCGCTTCGACGCTGGTCTCCAGGGTCAACGGGGCGAACGGCGCGCAGACGGTCAGCGTCGGCGCTGGCCTGACCGGGACCTTCCAAGACACCACCCACGTCGATGTGCTGGCCGCCACCGACCTCGCCAACCTGCTGCTCACGCCGGGAACCGGCGGCCTGACGATGGGCAACTCCCCGATCACGGTCAGCACCTCGATGTCCTGGGGCGTCAGCCTGAGCGAGCTTGGCGCGGCGCTCGACACGGTGACGAGCGTCGGCCTGCACCCGGCGACGGTGACCGAAGCTGGCGCAGCGGCCGACACCACGGACAGCACGGCCCTGCATCCTGCGTCGGTCGCGGAGGCGGGCGCGGCGAGCGACACCACGGACAGCGCCGCCCTGCACCCGGTGTCGGTGAGCGAGGCCGGCGCGGCGGTTGAGACGACCAGCAGCCAGCTAACCCACAGCGGCGATCTCGTCGCCGAGCTTGGCGCGGCGAGCGACACCGTCCACATCAACGGCGTCTACCCCTCGGCCGTGATCGAGGGCGGCGTCGCGAACGACATCGTCATCGCTTTCAACGGCATCGGTCAGTACACGCTGGAGGAGGGGAGCGCGCTCGACACGCCGCGCGTCATCTCGCTGGTCACCCGCCCGGTGGTCTACGAGGCGGCCCGCGCGCTCGATACGCCTTCGGCGGGCGTCCGCCGGGAGAACGACATCATCGAGCAGCTCGCTGCCCAGGACTTCACGGAGGGCTTCGACCTCATCAAGCTGGCGGTCATCGAGCAGGGGCAGGCGCGCGACGCGCAGATCGTGATGGGCTCGCTGGCCTACGCCCAGGTGCTGGGCATGACCGCGCGGGTCGTGCATCGCCACCCGGTGACCGGCGGCATCCTCGATGACGAGACGATCCCGCTGCTGGACGACCAAGGGGTGCCGATGTTCGAGGATAGCTGATGGCGCGCAAGCGGCCCGACTACCTCGTGAGGGTCCGACGCCACGAGAACCTCGCGGGCGTGCAGCTCCGCAAGCTCAGCAACATCGTCGGTGAGCTGATCAAAACCTGGGTCCGCGCGCACCCCGACGATCCGCTCAACCCGGCCAACCTGCCGCAGATCACCGAAGCCCTGGCGCGGCTGGAGGAGGCGGTCGGCCCGTGGGCGGAAGCGACCGCGACGCGGATGGCTTCGGAGGTGAGGGGCAAGGAGGCGCGGGCCTGGATGCAGCAGTCAGCCGAGATCAGCGACGAGATCAAGCGCGAGCTGAAGAACGTGCCGGTCGGCCAGTGGCTGACGGCGCTGGTGCAGGAGAACGCCCGCCAGATCAAATCCATCCCGCAGGAGGCGGCGCAACGGATCAGCGGGATCGTGCAACAGGGCCTGTCGGACCCGCAACGCTCGACGGTCTACATCGATGAGATCATGCGCGCCGGCGAGGTCTCGCGCTCGCACGCGACGATGCTGGCCAGGACGATGGTCAGCTCCACGGCGTCGAGCATCGTCGAGGCGCGCGCCAGGAACGCTCAGTCCCCTGGATATATCTTCGAGACCATGCAGGATGGCGCCGTGAGACCAAGCCACCGCGCCATGCAGGGGAAGTACGTCCGCTGGGACGATCCGCCGACCCTGGACGGCTACACCGCCCATGCGGGCCGGTTCGCGAACTGCCGGTGCTATCCCCGGCCGGTGTGGCCTGATCTGGGATGACTGCGCGGGGAGCGAAGTACGCAGCGCGCCGCGCGGGGCGGGCGACCTACTTCACGGGGGTGCCGTGCAAGCGCGGCCACGTCGCAGACCGCTTCACCCACAACGGGTCATGCCGCGAGTGCGAGCGCGCATACTTGGAGCGGCGCCGCCGCGCGAGGGGCGTGAAGCCGCGTTCGCCGCCGTGGACGCCGGAACAGGTGCGCGAGCGACGACGAGCTAGGGTGAGGCTCTGGCGGAAGCGTCACCCCGAGCGCCACGCGGCCGATGTCGGGGTCTGGAAGGCGAAGAAGCGCGCCGAAGCGCAGGCGCGGCGGGAGGCGCGCGTCGCCCCCTGGCTTGGCATCTGAAGAGCTTCAAGATAGAGGCGCGCGATCATGGCGCGCATCACCGACCGCGCGAGCGACTTCTACACGACCGACGCCGTGGGTCGCACGCAGGAGATGACGCCTGAGGGCTTCCTCGTCTGCCGCGACGTGCCCGTGGCCAGGACCGGCTCGATGTTCTACGCGCCGGGCGAGCTTCAGGACGACGAGGGCAACTTCCTGACGCCGGGGCCGGACGGGATCATCACCGCGTACCGCGACGCCGACGAGGTCTTCCGCCCCGAGACCATCGCCAGCCTGAACGGCAAGTCCATCGTGGACGACCACCCTGAAGAGGATGTGAGCCCCTCAAACTGGGGGGATCACACGGTCGGGGTGGTTCTAAACCCTCGCCGTGGCGAGGGGCCGATGGATCAGATGCTCCTCGCCGATTTCTTGGTCACCAAGCAAGCCGGGATCGACGCGGTGCGGCGGGGCAAGAAGGAAGTGAGCTGCGGCTATGATGCGAGCTACGAGCAGACCGAACCGGGTCAGGCGCGTCAGCGGAACATCATCTACAATCACGTCGCGCTGGTCGATCACGGGCGATGTGGTCCCCGGTGCGCCATAGGAGATTCCGACATGTCGCGCGGACGGAACGAGAGCTTCAGCGACCGGATCATGCGGATGGTGCGGGCGCGCGACGAGGACGGCGTGGAAGACGCGCTGCGGACGCTGGACCCGAACGGCGGCGAGGGCGGCGGTGGCGGTGCGCCGGACCCGGAGGACACCGACCAGCACATCCACATCCACCTCCCTGGCGGCGGCGGCCCGGCTGGCGCGGCTGGACCGACCGAAGGCAAGGATCAGGTGCTCCCCGGCCCCGCCGCGCTCATGGGTGGCGCAGGCGGCGGCGGGAGCCAGGATCAGCCAACGGGGGAAGGTCACGAGGACACGCCCCCCTGGTTCCAGCAGCACGTCCAGCAGAACAACGCGCGCTTCGACAAGGTCGAGGCGGCGCTGGCCAAGCTCGGTGGCGGGGCCGGTGCGGGGGAAGGCAACGGCGAGCACGACGAGGGCGGCGCGGTACAGCAAGTCGATCCGGCCGAGCTTGAGAAGGAGCCGGACGGCACGCCCTCGAAGGACAACGAGCCCGACCCGACCGAGCTGACCCAGCCCGACCAGGGCGGCGAGGCAGGGCGCAAGGAGCCCAAGGACACCACCGACGCGCTCGGCAAGGGTCCGTTCGGCACCAAGGCGCAGAAGGACAAGGGCCTGGGCAAAGGACCGTTCGGCGGCAAGGTGATGGACACCGAAGCGCTGGTCGCCGACTTCCGCGACACGGTCGCCAAGGCCGAGATCATCTGCCCTGGCACCCGGATGCCGACCTACGACGCG